CTGACGCCTGAGCTGCTGTCGGGCTTCAAGGGTTTCTTCGTAGCCAAAACATCCGTTCTCGATACCGCCGCCGGCTGGTGTTTCAAACTGGTCGGCTGGATCAAACGAGAGCGCGCCCAGGCAGCCGTAACAGCGATCAGCGAGGAAGGCTCGGCCGGTGATGACTGGGCATCGAAAGGGGTGCGCCTGTGAACCGATCAAACAAGCCGGTCGCCGTGGGTGAACTGGTTGCTCGCCGCCGATCTGACCCGACCTATCAGGGGCCCGACCAGTCACCGGCGGTGGTCGCTGTCGATCCTTCAACTCAGGCAGTAATCGACGATCTTTTCCTGCGGCTGCGCGGTGCGTGCGGTGCCTGGCGTCAGTCCTGGCCGACCGAGGCCGTCATGAATGCCTCCAAGCTTGAGTGGCTGGGCGAGTTTATGCGATCCGGCATCACTCGGATGGAGCAGATCGATCACGGAATGCGCGTTGTGAGCGCGAGCAAGTCGGCTTTCGTTCCTGCCCCAGGTGTGTTCGTCAGTTGGTGTTTTGCGCCTGAAGGCTTGGGGCTTCCCAGCGTCGAGTCCGCATACGCCCAGGCTCTTCGAAACTGCCACCCCGCCATGCGCAATTGCTCGAAGTGGTACCACCCAGCCGTATACCACGCTACGGCCGCCGCGGGCTTTCATAGCCTTCCACTGCTATCGCGTGAGCTTGGTTTGATCAGCTTCGAGAAGCAGTACTTGGTCCAGTGCCGCCGCATCTGGCAAGGCGAGCAGTTGGGCCCGGTGCCGGTGGCAGAATTGGCCCTGGAACCGAAGATAACGCCGGAGGTAGGGAAAAAGGCCTTGGCCGAATTACGCGCCCGCCGCACGGGAGGTTGCCAGTGAGCAAACTCACCAACGCCGCCCGCGACCGCGATTGCCAGGTTCGATTCCCGGGCTGCTCTTGCGAGCCGTCCACCACCGTACTCGCGCACTACCGCCTGGCGGGTACTTGCGGAATGGGTATGAAGCCCCACGACTTCCAGGCTGCGTGGGCCTGCGGTTACTGCCACGACATCGCCGACGGGCGCCTTCGGGCCCCAGTGCAACTGACTCGAGACGAAGTTCGTCTCTACCACGCCGAGGGCGTCATGCGAACCCAGGCCATTTTGATCAAAGAAGGGAAGGTGAGCGCTTGAGCACCCAAATCAAAACCCTGACGGTGAAGCTGTCGGATGCCGAGATCGCCCGCAATGCCAAACTTGAGCATGTGCGTGATCTGCGCGATGCCAGTCACCCGGCGCTGCACTTTCGTTTCGCCAAGAACCGTGCGCGCGGTTCCTGGTACTTGCTCAACAAGCGCCAGTGGCACCGTATTGGCGCCTTTCCTGACCTGAACACCAAGCAGGTGATCGCGGCTTTGCCGGCGGTGCGCCTGCGCGTGGCGGCTGATGGCGCGGCCAGCGTGTCGGGCTGGTTGACCGTGGGCGAGCTGCTTGATTGGTTCGGTGACCGCATGGCCGGGTCGCGGGCACTGTCCGACAAGCGCCGCTCAGCCATCAAGTCCGCGATCGGCTGCCAACTCAAACCGCGCCTGGACGATCTGCTACTTCGGGATGTGAGTGCGCAGAGCCTGGACAAGCTGCTGATGTGGCCGGCCCAGGCTGAGCTGTCGCTGTCGTATGTCCAGCAGTTGTACCGGCTGCTCGCCATGGCCTTTCGTCAGGCGCGCAAGCTCGATCTGATACCCATCAACCCCATGGCCGAACTGAAGTTCAGCAACTTCACATCGGCGCGAATCCAGCCCAAGCCCGCCCGACTGCGCGATGTGCAGGTGCCCGAGTTGGTGACGCTGCTGGCCGAGCGTTTCGAGCGTGCGCCGGGCGACGCGATGCTGGCCGTGATGATGCTCTGCCACGGCACCCGCATCGGTGAGACCCGCCAGTCGCGCTGGGCGGATATCACGCTGCCGGAGCGCGAGTGGTTCCTGCCGGCCGAACACACCAAGACCAAGACCGAGCTGCGGGTGCCGCTGACCGACCAAGTCGTCGCACTGCTGCGCCGCTACCGTGACCTCCAGACCGCCCAAGGATATGCAGGTGGCTTCCTGTTCCCGTCACGCCGTGGCAAGCCGCTGAGCGACAACCAGGCGAGCGCCGTCTTCACTCGGTTGGGGCAGGGCGCCTGGACCAGTCACGACCTGCGCAAGGTGGCCCGTACCGCCTGGACTGACCTTGGCGTCGACGGCCACATCGGCGAGATGCTGCTCAACCACTCGTTGGGCAAGATCGCTTCCACCTACATCAATACCCAGGCCAAAGAGCAGCGCCGCCTGGCCTTGGTGAAGTGGCACAACTGGTTAGATGAGCGCGGCTTCAAGTCGATTTACGCGCAGACAGGCGTTAGATATGAAGATTCGCAAAACCTCGTAGACGCCTTGAACGGCGGGGCCTGCGAGCCAGAACCACAATTTGTTAAGGGCGAGGTTTAAAAATGATGAAAACAGACGTAAACCGCGCCCAGTTCGAGGAGCGCTTCCCGGTCCCGAGCGGCATGTGCTGGGAGTCGAAGGTTGGCCCGGCAGGTGATTACATCGTGCAGTGCGTGGCTTGCTGCTCCGCTGATCGTGCCGCTCGTTATTGCGCTCGCTGGGAATCATGGCGGGCGTCTCGAGAAACTCTGCGAGTCAGCAACCCATTTCCTGCCGTGATGGGCGATCCGGATGCGTTGTGGGCTCGCGAAGTGGCGGAGAAGGCGCTTCGTGATCAGGGGCTGAGGGTGGTCGGATAATGAAGAATTCCCACGGCCCAGCATTCCGCGCCGCCCAACTGGACCTGGCCAAGTGCCCGGCATGCCGCGGGCGCGCGGTGATCAAGGGCGTATTCCATGAGCTGGCCTGCGTGCAGTGCAACGCCTCGGGCTGGGTCACCGCCGAAACCGGTGAGGCGCTGCCGCTGGAGGTGCTGGTGACGCAGCTGAGCATTCGCCTGCAGGCCGCCGATCATCTGCTTGCGCAATTTCGCAAGCTGGCCCCATCCGGGCCTTCCGCGCAGTACGAACAGAACAACCGTCGTGGCGCCGGCGGCACCAACTACACAGGGGATTGAGCCATGGCTATGTACAAAGACGTGATGGGCACCCTGGTGCGGGTGCTGGCAGCGGACAACATCGACAACAGCACCAAGCAGTCCTGGCAGAAGCTGATCGACGCCGACCTTCGGCAGGGTGGCACCGGCAGCACGCTGTCAGTGCGCGACAAGTTCGACTACGACTGCTGCCTCTACGCGCTACTGCACCGTCAACTCGACCCGGCGCAGTGGGATGTGCTGGTGGCCAAGTACTCCACGCACAAGGCCAACAAGGTCGGAGCCATCGGCAGGCTGGTGGCTCGAATGGTGTCACCGGCACCGCAACTGTTCATCTATAAGGCGCTGACGGCCTGGGCCATACCGAGGCTGAAGGGTGTTCAGGTTGGGAAGCGCTCCACCGACATGATCGTGCTCCCCTCCGAGTTCTACGATATGAACACCTGGGATCTGGCTGGCTCCCCGGAGAGAACGCGCCGCAACTGGAGAGGCGGAATCCACAAGCGTTTGGAGAGGCTCGAAGAGCAGGCCGTGATCCACGCGACCGAGATATTCGACAGCGAACAAATCTTTGTAGATGCCGCTTGACCCATTGGCCGACTGGCCGTAAATTAACCCCATCATGTCGATCTTGCGCGTTATGAGAGACGACGAATAAAGCCCAGCCACTCGCTGGGCTTTTTGCTTCCTGAACTTCATTGGGCCTCGGCATTCGCCGGGGCTTTTTCGTTTTCGGCTCCTCCACGCCCATCGCTATGGCTGGGAGTGCTGCTGGGGCTGATTCAATTTGTACCGGAGAGAGCAATGGCAGAACCAGCGAGCACTGCCGTAAGCGTGGTGCTGGTCAAATACGGCGTGGTCATGGCAGCTTTCATCGGCTCGATTCTTTCTCTTGGTTTTCTGAAAGATCTGACGCGAGGGCAGGCGGCGACCGCTGTGGCTACAGGCTTCGGGTTTTCGGTTTACCTGACTCAGCCAGTGACGCTGTGGCTTGCCCCAAAGCTCGGCCTTGCGGTGACTGATGATCTGTTGTGCGGCGTGGCATTTGTGCTGGGCCTGACAGCGATGAACATCATCCCAGCTATCAAGGCGTTCATAGGGGCATTCCCTGCGGCGCGAGGTGCCTGACATGAACACCATCCTTGTATCGGCAATGAGTGCGGTGGACGCGTTCCTGTGCGTCCTCGTTGCCCTGGCGGCCTGCGACTACCTGCGAAAAGTCCGCCCGGTCGATCAGCCGCTTCTGTGCACAGCCTTCTACTTGGTTGCCATTGGCGCGTTTGGCGCGTTCGTTACTGCCATCCAGGGGCACTGGGTCAACCCGTTCGGCGTGATGCTTCATGCAGGCGTAGTGCTTTACGCCTGGGCCAGGCGCGGCCATGTATTCGATCCTGCTGGGGCGATACCGAAATGAAGCTGTTCAACTCAATCCGCGCCTGGGTCTCCGGGCTATTCACGAAGGGCAAGAGCATGGCTGACGAAATCATTATTGGTGTAGATGACGTTTTGAACGGTGTTTCCGTAGCTGCGCCTGCTGCGGTGACTGGTAGTGCTTTGGCGCAGGAGGGTGGCGATTCGCAATTGTCTGTATCGGATGAAGTCGTCTTAACCCCTGGCACTCCGATGACCGGCGTCGTTTCCGATGCGGTCTTGGGCAAACTGCACGCACTCCTGACTGTTCTGGGCCATGACCTTGAGCTGGTCTGGGATGATGCGGTGGCTCTGGCCAAGAAAGCGCTTTAATCAGAGCCTGTCTGTCGAGGTGGTATATGGCTGGAGCGTTTGATATTTCGGTCCGGGCCAATGTGAAGGAGATCACCAAATCGCTCTCGGCCTTGGCCTACAAGCAGGTTGCTTTCGCTACTGCGCAAGCACTGACGGCCCTGGCCAAAGAGGTCCAGGCTGACGAAATCCAGAACATCGCCGCCACCTTCAAGAAGCCCAAGCCATTCACTCAGAAGTCTGTTGGTGTGCGCGGCGCCCGCAAGGACACGCTCACGGCAACGGTGTTTGTTCGGCCTATCGCCGCCAAGTACCTGGATCCGTACGAGGGTGGTGGTCGCCACGTACTGTCGGGCAGAGCGCTCTTTAACCCGAAGAACATCAAGCTCGACCAATACGGGCAGTTGCCCCGAAAGGTTCTGGATCGGTTGAAGGCTCGCAAAGATGTCTTCATCGGTCCGGTGAAGTCGAAGTCCGGAACCGTCAACGGTGTCTGGCAGCGTGTGCCTGCCAAGCGAAAGCAGCCAGCTCACTTGAAGCTGCTGATCCGCTTCGGTGATTCGCTCACCGTTAACAAGCGGTTGAATTACCGAAGCCGCGCAAAGGCGCTGGTAGATCGCAGGTTCAACGCGGTGTTCGGTGAAGCTATGGCCAAGGCCCTGGCGTCTGCGCGCTGAGGGCACGCTTGCACTGTAATGGTGCGCCCACCCCCCCCCTTGCTTGGGTCCCTCCTGAGGCCTTCGACATCGAGGGCATTGCGCGCCGCGCTGTTCGTCGATTTGAAAACTTTTCCAATTCGGGTAACAGGTAACAAGGTCTGCCATGAACCAAAGCGAATTTGCTGCGCTCCACAACGTCAGCCGAAAGACTGTCACCAAGTGGAAAGAGCGCGGCTGGCTTGTGTTTGACGGCAGCGCGCTGGATGTCGAAGCATCGAATGCCTTGATCGCAAAATATCGCCGAGACGGCTCGGATGTTGTTACCCAAACAGGCGAGGGTAACAAGCCTCTCCTGAAAAACACCGCCGTTACCTCCGCGTTGAAGCGGGTAACAATTCAGCCTGGCGAGACCGTTGAGCAGGCCACCACTCGGATTCTTATCGCGACTGGTGCAGACATGAATCTCGACGAGGCCAAACGCGTAAAGGAAAACTACCTGGCCTTGCGGGAGCAACTTGAATACGACCGAACGGCCCGCCTGGTTGTAGCGGTAGAGGACGTGTGCCGGGCGGTGGGTGACGAATACGCCAAGGTCCGCAGTCGCCTCTTGGCGATACCCTCGGAGCACGCTCCACGCATCAGCCGTTTGAAAACAGCACAGGAAGTACAGGACGCCTTACACGGCATTATTGTTGACGCGCTTGAGGAGTTGACCCGTGACGGAGATGGGCTCAACAAGCGATGAGCGTAGATATGCCGAAGGGTTTGATGCGTTGCAGGCCGGGCTGTTGTCTGCCCGCCGGCGGAACATCCAGCCGCCGCCGAAGCTCACACTGAGCCAATGGGCAGCGAAGTACGCGGTCTTGTCTCGCGAGACCAGCGCCCAGACCGGTCGGTTTCATGCCTTCCCGTATCAAATCGGGATCATGGATGCGATTACTGACCCGACTGTCGAAATGGTCACTGTCCAAAAGTCGGCCCGGGTTGGTTACACAAAGATCCTCGATCACGTTGCCGGTTACTACATCCATCAAGACCCGTCGCCGATCCTGGTGGTTCAGCCCCGAGTAGAGGACGCCGAGGATTACAGCGTCACTGAAATCGAACCGATGCTGCGCGATACACCGGTTCTCGCCGAGATCGTCGGAGACCCAAAGAAAAAGGATGCGCGGCAGAAGATCAATAAACGGATATTCCGCAACGGTGCTTCGATCTCCTTTGTGGGTGCCAACAGCCCAGGTGGTTTTCGGCGTATCACCGCCCGCATCGTCAAGTTCGATGAGGTTGATGGGTACCCGGTGATGGGTGCCGGCAAGGAAGGCGATCAGATCAAGCTGGGGATCAAGCGAACCGAATCGTTCTGGAACAGGAAAATCATTCTTGGCAGCACGCCCACGGTAAAGGGTGAAAGCCGGATCGAGAAAAGCTACGCCAACAGCGACCAGCGCAAGTACTACGTTCCTTGCCCTCACTGCGGCGAATACCAGGTACTAGAGTGGGGCGGCCCAGACACTCCTTATGGGATGAAATGGGACAAGGACGAAAATGGCGTCGGTTTACCTGACAGCGTGTTCTACGCCTGCAAGGTAACCGGCTGCGTGATACGTGAAGCCGACAAAGAGGACATGGTTGAGCGTGGTGAGTGGCGTGCAACCAAGCCGTTTAAGGGTCATGCCGGCTTTCACATCTGGGCGGCCTACAGCCTTTTTGTGAACGCGTCCTGGCGCAACCTGGTCGCGGAATGGCTTGAAGTAAAAGACGATCCGCTTATGCGTCAGACCTTCGTCAACCTGGTGCTGGGTGAGACATACGAAGATCGCGGAGATCGCGCACTTCAAGAGGACCGACTGGCTGCACGCTGTGAGGTGTGGGGCGCAGAGGTACCGGACGGCGTTGCCGTTGTAACCGTTGGAGTCGACACCCAGGGCGACCGCTTTGAATGCGAGGTGGTCGGCTGGGGGCTGAACGAAGAGAGTTGGTCGATTGACTTCGAGGTCATCCAAGGCGACCTGGAAACACCGGACCCCTGGAATCGATTGGACGCATATTTGCGGCGCATCTGGTTTCGGGCTGACGGCAGGGGCTTTGAAGTCATGGCTGTCTGTCATGACTCTGGCGGTCACCACGCCCAAAAGGTTTATGAGTTTGCCAAGGCGCGCCTCGGCCGTCGCGTATGGGCCGTCAAAGGCGAGTCGGCGGTTGGTGGCAAGCGCTCTCCTGTATGGCCGACGAAGACGCCTAGCCGGCGCAACAAGTCGTCATTCCGGCCGGTGATCCTGGGCGTTAACGCGGCCAAGGATTCGGTTCGTTCGAGGCTTCACCTTGTGGAGCCGGGTGCTGGCTACATGCACTTCCCGGTAAGCCGAGACATCAACTATTTCGCGCAGCTGACAGCAGAGCGATCCGTAAGGAAAACATCTGGCGGTCAACATTACCGTGTCTGGGAGTTGCCAAACGGCAGGGCCAACGAAGCACTCGACTGCCGCGTTTACGCGTATGCAGCGCTGTGTGGGCTTATGCATATGGGGCTGAAGCTCAACAAGCGGGCAGAAGAGGTGAATGCGTCAATCGGGACGCCAGTTCACCGACCTGGGCTGCAAGATCAAGAGCCTGTTGTAGACGGGGGCAAGCAGGAGCAGTCCTCTGGTCCGCGCGTCATCCAGGCAAAACCCGCCAAGAAAAAGACGTTGGCCAGCCGGCTGGCGTAGATCCTCCCCGCTTTGGCGGGGCATACCTGGAGTAACCCTATGAGCCGTTATGGTCCAAGCAGCCTGCTGGCGGGCATACCCCGGGAGTCGTTGCAGGTTTCTTTGCAAAATGCGCAGCAGGCCTACCTGCAGCTTTCCTCGGGCGGGAAGGTTGAAACTGCGACGTACACCCAGGGCGATGGCTCGAAGAGCATCACCTACACCCGCGCCAATATTGCTCAACTGGCAAACGTTATTCAGATGCTTCAGCAACAGCTGGGCATCGTCACTCGTGCCCGCCGGCCACTCACATTCAGGTTTAAGTGATGACCAATCCCGTATCGATTGTTGGGCTCGACGGCAAGCCGATCCAGCCTCTACGGCCGAGTCGGGGGAAAATGCTGGCCCCAGGTGGCGGTGCTCCCTACGACGCTGCCGACATCCACGGTGAGCACGTTGCTGGGTGGAACCCATACCTTGGCTCGCCTGATGGCGACCTCAACATGTACCGCGACCGCATCGTCGCTCGGGTACGTGATCTGGTGCGCAACGATGGCTGGGCGTCGGGTGCGGTCACCCGAATTTTGGACAACGCCATCGGCGGGCACTTCCGGCCACTGATCAAGCCGGACTGGCGCGCTCTGGCGGCCTACACCGGCAAAAAAGCGTTTGATGCGACATGGGCTCATGAGTTTGCTCAGGTGGCCAGCGCGCACTATCGGACCTGGGCTTTTGATTCTGGCCGCTATTGCGATGCCCAGCGGTCGCTGACTATCACCCAGATGATGCGCCTTGGCTTTCGGCATAAGTTGATTGATGGCGACTCGTTGATCCAGGCCTGCTACATCCCTGAGCGGATAGGCGCTGGGCGGGCTCGGTACGGTACAGCGATGCAGTTGATCGACCCTGACCGGTTGAGTAACCCCCAGCAGCAGTTCGACTCGAACTCGTCGCGCGGCGGGGTGGTGCTCGATGCCTTTGGCGCGGCCAAGTCCTACTGGATTCGCAAGGCGCACCAGGGCGACTGGTGGAATGCGGCAGATAGCGTTACCTGGGAGGAGATCCCCCGGGAAACCGAGTGGGGGCGGCCGGTCATCATTCACGACTTCGATCACGACCGGGCCTCTCAGCATCGGGGCGGCTCTGGCATTTTTGCGCCGATCTTGCAGCGCATGAAAATGCTGGCCAAGTACGACGCGGTCGAACTGGACGCGGCGGTGATCAACTCGATTTTTGGCGCTTACATCGAGAGTCCGTTCGATCACAACCTAGTGGCCGAGGCGGTGGGAGATGATGACAACCTGTCTGCCTATCAAGGTCAACGCGCCGACTATCACGCAAGCCGCAAAACCATGCTGGGCGAATCGCGGGTACCGATCCTGTTCCCGGGCGAAAAGATCAACGCAGTGACCGCCACACGGCCGAACGCGAATTTCGCTGGGTTCGAGAAATCGTTCCTGCGCAATTTTGCCTCGGCCACCGGGCTTTCCGCGCAGCAGATGTCCCACGACTGGTCTGATACCAACTACAGCTCGGCCCGTGGCGCGTTGCTGGAGGCGTTCAAAACACTGACACGCCGTCGCAATGACTTCGCCAATAACACCGCGCAGCCGGTGCTGGGGTGCTTCATGGAGGAATCTATGGAGGTCGACGATTACCCGCTGCCACACGGTGCTCCAGAGTTTATGGAATGCCGGTCCATGTATTCGCGTGCTGAGTGGATGGGGCCGGCCCGTGGCTGGATTGATCCGGTCGCCGAGAAGCAAGGTGCTGTGCTGGGGATGGATGCCGGCCTTTCCACGCTCCAACAGGAATGCATGGAGCAGGGGCTGGATTACGAAGAGGTACTGGAACAGCGCAAGCGCGAGATCGACAAGTTCAGAGAGCTTGGCATTCCCGCCCCTACCTGGGCCGGCATGCAAATCCCTGGCGGATACACATCGGCGGACGACGCCATACAGAAACCGAGGCCGACTTAATGCAATTTGGACATCTTGCTCAACGGCTCTTCAATGTGCCGGTGGCGATCCGCCCGGAAAAGGCCGAGGTCATCATGGCAGCCCTGGCCGAGCGCATGGGGATCGGTCGAATGATGCGGGTCAGCGGCGATGCTGTTGACCTAACACCGATGGCGTTGGAGGGGGAGGGATACAGCTACGCCGACCGGGAATCCCGTGATAGCGGGTATGACCTGGTCGGCAACGTGGCGGTCATTCCTGTCCATGGCACGCTGGTGCAGAAGACCGGAACCCTCCGGCCCTGGAGCGGCATGACAGGTTATGACGGGTTGCGGCAAGCTTTTTTGACCGCGCTGTATGACCCGCAGGTCGCGGCCATCGTGCTCGATGTCGACTCACCTGGCGGCGAGGTCTCCGGGTGTTTCGACCTGGTAGATATGATCTACAACGCCCGGGGCTCCAAGCCGATCTGGTCGATTCTCAACGAGTCGGCTTACTCGGCTGCCTACGCGATCGCCAGTGCCGCGGACCGTATCTACGTTCCGCGCACCGGTGGCACTGGGTCCATCGGAGTGATCTGCATGCATGTGGATTTTTCCAAGGCGCTGACATCGGCCGGCATTCAGGTGACGTTCATCACCTACGGCGATCGCAAGGCCGATGGACACTCAGAAATCCCGCTGTCAGCTGATGCGCTGGCGAGGTTCCAGGGAGATATCGACACCATGGGCGAGTTGTTCGTAGAGACCGTGGCCCGCAATCGAAACATCGCGGCCAGCAAGGTCCGCGCAACCCAGGCTGGTACCTACCTAGGCTCTGCCGGGGTTGATGCGGGCCTGGCCGATGTTGTCGCGGCACCTGACGCCGCTTTCCGGGCACTGCTCTCCCAGCTGGCCTAGTTCCCACCATTTAGAGGATTGATGACCATGACCAGAAGCAGAATGACTGCTGCTGCGACCTTCGCGCACCTGTTGGGTTTTGCCAAGCACGCCGATGAGGGTGATGACGAAAAAGACAAGGCGCGCCGTGCCGAAGAGGATGGCGGCGACGATGACAAGGAGGACCCGAAAGGTCGCAAGGCAAAGCGTGCCGAGGATGATGACCTTGAGGACGACGATGACGAAAAAAAGGCACGCAAGGCCAAGGGCGAAGGCGATGACCCTGACGATAAGGACGACCCAAAAGGTCGCAAAGCCAAGCGTGCAGAGGGTGACGATGATGATCCGGACGCCGAGGATGACGACGATCAGGACGGCCCGAAATCCAGCAAAGCTGCTGTTGCCAAAGAGCGCGCCCGTTGCGCCCAGATCATGGCCCACGGCCTGAGGTCGGGTAACGCTGAGCAGGCTGGGGTATTTGCATTCGATACCAACATGTCTGCTGCATCTGCCATCAGCGCACTTAACGCGGCTGGATCGGTAAGTGGTCGCGGCGGCAACTTGAAAGACCGGATGGCCGCAGCAAACGTGACGAATGTCGGTGCCGGAGGCGATGGTGGCGTGGAGTCTTCCAGCATGTCGCCAATCGCCCAAAAAATCATCGCGGCTGCCGCCCGCGCCAAGCCCCAGTAACCTCAACGCCAAACGGAGATCAACAGCATGTCGCTGATTCCAACTGAAATTCGAGACAACCCACAAAGACCAGGCGTTCAGGCACAGGTGTACATCCCTGATCAGCTGATTGCCGATGCTCGCAACCTGGTCACCCAGCCGATCCTGTTGGCTACCGGCGTGCTTAAGCGCGGCACGGTCCTGGGGCAACAAACCGTCAGCCCTGTTCAGATCATTGCCAAGCCAGGCAACACCGGCAATGGCGCAGTGTCTGCGGTCACTGTTGGTTCTGCCGTTGAAACCGGCGGATACGCGCTGCTGGCCACGTCGGCCACCGTCTTCAGTGTTACCAACCCCGAAGGCGTGGCGCTGGGCGATGCAACTGTCGGCACCGCTTTTACGCACGCCGAGATCAATCTGACGATCACTGCGGGCGCCACGGCCTTTGTGGTAGGTGATGGCTTCACCGTCAACGTCTTTGATGTGGTCGGCACCTATGTCGAGTGCGTCCGGACGGCAACCGACGGCAGCCAGGTTCCGCTCGCTATTTTGGTCGACGATGCTGATGCAACGGATGGCCCTGTGACCGCTGGCGCCTATGTGGCCGGCGAATTCAATGCCGCCCAACTGATTTACAGCCCAACATGGTCGCTCCCGGCGCTTGTATCGGCGATGCGTCCGTATAGCCTGTTTGCCAAAACCTCACTCTCGGCGGCTTCCCCGTCGAATAACTCGGCGCCGTAATCCGGCCCATACCCACCGTCCACAAAGGCCCGCTGAAGCGGGTTTTTTTGTGGTCTGGATTCAGCATTTTTTGCTTTGGAGAGGCCCATGACCGCCGCCAGTTCGTTTCCTTTTAGCACCACCGACCTGATTCAGGTCGTGCCGACGCTCAAGCGTCCGACTAAATTTTTGCTCGACAAGTTCTTCCCGAACATTCAGAACTCGGAAACCGAGTTCGTTGCGATCGACATCGATGTTGGCTTGCGCCGCATGGCACCTTTCATCAGTCCGCTGGTGCAGGGCAAGCTGGTTGAGCAACGCCGCTACCAGACCAACACCTACAAGCCGGCCTACATCAAGGACAAGCGCGCTCCGGACCTGCGCAAGCCGATCATGCGCCAGATCGGCGAACGCATCGGCGGCGGCACCATGACTGCCGGCGAGCGCGAGATGGCCAACGTTGCGTTCGAGATGGCCGACCAGATCGATATGCTGGACCGTCGCCTAGAGTGGATGGCAGCGTCGGCGCTGCTCACTGGCAAGGTGGTTGTTTCGGGCGAAGGCTTTGAAACTGAGGTCGTCGACTTCGGTCGAGATTCCCAGTTGAGCATCGCGCTTTCCGGAAACCTGCAGTGGGGTATCAAGGCCAACTTCAACGCTGCAGGCCGCGACACCATCCCGGCGAACAACCTGGAAGAATGGCAAACGCTGATGCTTCAGCTCTCCGGTGCCCAGGCAACGGATCTGGTGTTTACCACCTCGGCCTGGAAGACCTTCTCCAACGACGAGAAAGTATTCGGCGCCATCTTTTTCCCGAAACAGTCCGAGGCGGGGAGCATCAACATTGGCCCGCAGATCGCACCGGGTGCGGTTTACAAGGGGCGCTGGGGTCAGTACGACCTGTGGCTCTACAACGAGTGGTTCATTGACGACAACGGCGTTGAGCAACCGATGCTGCCTGATGGCTACATGCTGATGTCCGGCCAGCAACTGCTCGGTACCCGCGCCTTTGGTTCGATCCTTGATCCGAACTTCAGCTACCAGGCCATGCCATACGCGCCAAAGACCTGGGTCGAGAATGACCCCGCTCAACGCATCCTACTGATGCAGAGCTCGCCGCTGGTCATCCCAAGCCGTGTTAACGCTTGCCTTGCCGCGAAGGTCTGCACTCCGCCGAGCAAAGGCTGATGGCTGGCGCACCCGGAACGGGGGGCTCTGTAGTGGAGGCCGTCGTGGCTCATGGCCGAACCGTGGTCGGCGTCAATGGTAAAAACGTTGGGCCTGGAGGCACCGTAAAGGTGCCCAAGGATGAGGTCGAGTCTCTGATCAAACTCGGCTTTCTGGCCGATGGCGACGTAGTCGAGAAGCCTCAAACAGGTCCGCATGTCTCTGTGGCGGCCGGGCCTAGCGTGAGGATCGCCTGATGATCGACTGGGACAGCTTGGTGTTGGGGCCGCTTGAAACCATTTTTGGCGAAGGTCAGCGACCGGAAGGGCAGGTGACGTACTACCCGGTCGGCCGCCAGGCATACCCCATCGACGGCGTTTTCGATTCGGCCTATCGGGAGGTCGAGCTGATTGACCCCCTGGTGGGTGTCGCATCAACGCAGCCGGTACTGGGTGTGCGGCTTTCGACCTTTCGTGAGCCGCCTGTTCAGGATGATGAGATTTACATCCCGAGTATCACCAAGCGCTACCTGGTGATGGAGGTTCGGCCAGATAGCCATGGCTGGGCAAAACTGATGCTGAGTGAGATGTGATGACCACGACTTCCGAGTTACGGCAAATAACTGCCGAAGCCCTCAAGGTGGGGACTACTGCTGGCGGCAACGTATTCGCCGCCAGGACCTGGCCGACGTGGAGCGGAAGCTACCCGATCATCTGGGTTCACTCTCCGGCAGAGGACAAGGAGTCGCTGGGGCGCCAGGGAGGCCCGCAGTTCACCGTGACGGCGACGATTCGGATCAGTGCTCGCATACAACTCAAGGCGTTACCCAAAAACGCTGCAGCTGCGGCGATGATCTTGGCCCTAGAGGAGATACAGCGCCAGATTGAACGGGCGCTGATCAACTTTCCGCCGCTAATGAGTCGCCTGCAGCAGTTTCCTTTTATCCGGTCCGAGATGGTTGAAAGTGATGAGGGCGACCAGAACTTGGGCGAGCTCGTCATGGACGTCGGTATGGAGTTCTACCAGGGGCCAGAGGACTTCTATCTGCTAGAAGGTCCTTTGGTGCCAGAGCTATTTGATCCTGCTGCGGAGGTGGCAGGCGTGCAGCCGATCGTTCCGCTGGAAGGATTAAGCGTTACGAACGACTTGCTCAACGTAGTTGATTCAACTGGCACTTATGCTGATCCACCGTTTCCCGATTCCGTCATACCGGCGCCGCGCACTGTTGGCCCTGATGGGCGATCGGAGGGTGGTCTTTCGTTCGAATTTCCGCAGGAGTAATCATGCGCATTTATCCCTCTCCGGGGTTGCTGGTACGCGACCCGGTCAAACGCGACGCTCTGCCGGAAGAAGGTCGAGAGGTCGCGGACAACGATCACTACTGGCTTCGTCGGCTCGCCTGCAATGACATTACACGCACGCCGCCTAAGGCGGAAACCTCGCCTGAGTCGCCACCGGCAGGCGACGAAAAACCGCCGGCGGCCAAGCCCACCAAGCCTGAAACTTCCCAAGGGAGCGACAGTTAATGACCGTCCCATTTAGCAATATTCCCTCGAACCTGCGGGTTCCTCTGTTTTATGCCGAGGTCGATAACTCCCAGGCCAACAGCGGCGCACAAACTCAGCGCACCTTAATCATCGGGCAGATCACTACCACCGGTAACGGCGTGGTTAATGTGCCGGTGCTCTGCCAGGGTGTGAGCGATGCCCAGGCCAAAGGCGGACTGGGCTCGATGCTGGCGCTGATGACCGCAGCTTACAAAGCGTCGGATAGCTTCGGCGAGGTTTGGTTTTTGCCGCTGGCTGACGCGGTGGGTTCAGTGGCGGCGAGTGGGTCTCTGCTGGTCGCTGGTGCTCCCAGTGGCACGGGCGTTATCTCGCTCTATATCGCTGGTCAGCTCCTCAGCTTCGTTGTGTCCACGGCTGAGCCCGCGGCGGACATTGCCACCGGCCTGGCGGCGCTGGTCAATAGTTCCGGCAATCTGCCCGTAACCGCAGCGGCAACCGCCTCGACAGTGACCTTTACCGCCAAGAACAAAGGCGCCGCGGGTAACGACATTGACCTTCGCCTGAATTACCTGGGCACTGCTGGCGGCGAGGTAACACCGGCTGGACTGACGCTGACCATCACCGCAATGTCCGCTGGCGCAACCAACCCCGTGCTCGACGCTGCTTTGGCGAGCTTGGGTGACGAGGCCTTCGATTTCATCGTCAGCCCCTACACCGACACGGCATCCCTGAATGCTCTGAAAAACCTGCTCAACGACAAAACCGGTCGTTGGAGTTATGCCAGCCAGATTTATGGGCATATCTTCGCCGCCCAGCGTGGCACGCTTTCGACGTTGGCAACCGCGGGCAATGCTCGCAACAACCAGCATGAGTCGATCATGGGCTTCTATGACTCGCCGTCGCCGGCCTGGATCTGGGCAGCTGATTTGGCAGGTACCGCTGCGGTGGCTTTGCGCGCTGACCCCGGTCGACCGATGCAAACCTTAACGCTGAGTACGGTGCTGGCGCCGCCAGCGTCTTCACGCTTCGAATTGGACGAGCGCAACACACTGCTGTGGGACGGCATCTCCACCTTCACCGTGGCGAGCGATGGCACGGTGGCGATCGATAACTTGATTACCACGTATCAGGAGAACGGCTTCGGTGCCGCAGATGACAGCTATCTGCAGATCGAGACGCTGTTCCTGCTGATGTATGTGTTGCGTGCCCAGCGGTCGCTGGTGACCTCCAAATATGCTCGGGTCAAGTTGGCGGCTGACGGCACTCGATTTGCCCCAGGCTCGGCGATTGTCACACCCAAGATCATCAAGGCTGATCTGATTGCTCAATATGGTGAGCTGGAATACGACGGCTTTGTCCAGGACGCTAAGACGTACGCCAAGGAGCTGATCGTCGAGAAGAACCGAACCAACCCTAACCGAGTCGATGTGCTATGGCCGGGGACCCTGATCAACCAATTGCGCATCTTTGCGCTGCTGGTTCAGTTCCGCCAATAACCCGGGCATTTCGCCTATCGCCGCCTTGAGCGGTTTTTTTTCGCCTGGAGAAACCTATGGCTGATCCCAACCGCCTTGCCGGGACCTGTTACCTGACCATCGACGGCGTGAGCTACATGCTGGCCGGCGACTTCTCTTACAAGATTTCCGGCGTGTCCCGCGAAACCTTGAAGGGGCAGGACGGCATTCACGGCTACAGCGAAACGCCGCAGCCCGGCTACATCGCCGCCACGCTGCGTGATGCCTCAAACCTCAGCATTAGCGACATCAATGCGATGAACAACGCCACCGTCGTCGCTGAGCTGGCCAACGGCAAAACCATCATTGGCCGCAACATGTGGACCACTGATCAACAAGAATCCAAATCTTCCGACGCCACTATTGAAGTGAAGTGGGAAGGTCCTTCCGTTACGGAGAATTGATCCATGTTTGAAGACGAAATCACCATCACCCTCAGCAAGCCAGTAATCATCGGTAAAGCTGAAAACTCCGTCACCTACGACGAAATCAAACTGCGCGAGCCGACCGCGGGCGAGATGGAGAAAGCGGCTCGGGCCGACACCATGATCGGATCTGCGATCACGCTGATTTCGTTGGTGGGCGCAATCCCGCGCGGTGCTGTCGAGAAGTTCAGCAAGCGCGATCTGGTCGCGGCGAACAAGTTTCTCGAGGGTTTTACCGAAGCTGGTCAGGCGGAGGAGGCTGGCCAGAGCTGATTGCCGAGCTCACCAAGTATTACGGCTGGGGGCCGCGCGATGCGTGGTCGCTCACTTTGAAGGAACTGGTCGAATGGAACAAACAAGCCATTCGCATGGCGGGTAACTCAGATGGCTAATACCTTCACGATCACGATCAGCGCGGTTGATAAGGCCTCGGCGACCGTCCGCAAGGTCAATGACTCTGTCAGCCGCATGACCCGACCCTTTGAAGAGGTCGGAAAGTCCTTCAAAAGCCTCGGCCGTGAGCTTGGCTTTGAGCGCATCGGCAAGAACCTCACCAATATCGGCAGGGAGGCAGGCGGTGCCGCTCGTAGCATCAGTAACATAGTTGCTCCGATGGCCGCTATTACGGGTATTGGCTCGGTGGCTGGTGTAGCGGCGTTGGCCGTTAACTGGGCAAAGCTTGGTAGGTCGATTGACAACAGCGCGCACGGGATCGGTATTTCTGCCGGTCAGCTGCAGACCTTCCAGGGCGCCGCCAAGATGGTTGGCATCGATACCGAATTGGCTACGGGCAGCCTCAACAGCCTGGCGACCACTATGCAGGACGCGCAATGGGGGCGTAACCAAGGCGCGTTGTTGATGCTGAACAAGCTCGGTATCGGCCTGAAAAAAGCCAAGGACGGTTCCTGGGATGTGGTGGGTGAGTACAAGGCTATTGCCAATGCGATTGCCAGCCAGAAAAGCCCTCAAGTCCAAGCCCTGATAGCGAACAATTTAGGCCTTGGCGGCATGCTGCCCTTTCTGCGCGAGGGGGCGGCTGGCATTGAGCGCTATGAGGCAACGGTGAAACGCCTGGGCTACGTCATGAGTGACGATGCCGTACAGCGCGGCAAGGAGTTCTCACAGAGCTTGGCCGGGCTGAATATCGTCATCGATGGGACTAAAAACTCTATCGGCGATAAGTTGATCCCCGTCATGAAGCCGTTGGTTGATCAATTCACCAGTTGGCTGGCGGTGAATCGCGATTTGATTGCCAATGATATCGGCGAGTGGGCCAAAGGGTTTGCAGTCTGGATCAACAAGGTTGAGTGGAAGAAGATCGGAGACGGCATCGTCAATTTCGGCAAAGGAGTTGGGAAGGTAGTTGAGTGGCTCGGCGGCTGGGAGAACGCGGCCATTTTGGTTATAGGCGTGATGAACGCAGGGTTGATTGGCAGCGTTATCTCGCTTGGCGTAACGCTCGTTCGGGGTGGTGCTGGGGTGCTGGCCTTCACTAAGCTGCTGCTTGGATGGGAAGCTGCTGCAGTCGCCGCTGGCGCGGCAACAGGTACAGCAGGCGCGGTTGGTGCTGGAGCCGGTGCGAGTGCTGGTGCTGTTGGAATTGGGGCGACACTTGCGGCAGGTGGTGTAGGACTTGCCGCGCTGGCGTACTCCTCGAGCCTGAATGATGGCGAGGATAAGGAAATTGCTCGCATTCGTCGCGCACAAGGCCTCCCGGAAGTTTCTGATTCTGAAATTTTGAGCGGCGCCTTCAAGGGGCGCGGCGGCATTAACGAGGAGGCAACCGGCCGCTCGATGGCCTTCTTCCAGGGCAAAGGGTGGACGAAAGAACAGGCTGCGGGCATTAGCGCGAACCTCGGACTTGAGAGCAACTTCAATCCGGCGGCTGTGGGTGATAGCGGACGCGCTTATGGCGCCGCGCAGTGGCATGAGTCACGACAACAGCAGTTTGCGAAATGGGCAGGGAAACCCATGCAGGGCTCCAGTCTGGATGAGCAGCTTGGATTCGTTCACTACGAACTCACTCAAGGCCAGGAGCAAGGTGCCGGGGATCTTCTGCGTAGAGCGAAAAGTGCCAGGGAGGCGGGCGATATCGTTTCCCGGAAGTACGAGCGGCCAGCTGATGCGGACGGCGATGCTGCAAAAAGGGCTGCTGTGGCGGAGGTCATCGCGAATAGGGTGCCTGCGCCGTCACCAGCTCCAGCAGGCCCTTACTCCCAAGGTGCCGCCCAGCAAAATGGCGGGAGCGTCAAGGTTGAAATCGAACACAAAAACGCGCCTGAGGGGCTGAAAACTAAGGTCAAGTCTGACGGCAACGTCCAGGCTTCGAGCCGTATCGCCTATTCGGGCATGGGGGCTATTGCATGAGTTTGCTGTCGGACATCATTCAAATTGCCCAGGACTCCAACAGAACCTGGCCGGAGATGCTCAACAAGGCCTCGTTTCGTGGGGTACCGTTTGCGGTCTATGGCGGTGACGCCCGCTTCGGCCGCCGGCTGGCTCTCCACGAATACCCGGGGCGTGACAAGCCTTACATTGAGGATATGGGGCGATCGACGCGCCGTATCCGCATGAGCGGCTTTCTGGTTACCGACAGCCTGGTGTATGGCGGTGGCAACGTCCTGGCGCAGCGTGATGCTCTGGTCGCGGCAGTTGAGGCGGCAGGGCCCGGTGCGTTAATGCATCCGACCTTGGGGGGGCTCAAGGTCAGCGTTCCATCCGAGGGCTTGAGCGTGGTCGAGCGCTGGGACATGGGGCGGTACTTTGAGATCAGCATCGTCTTCATTGAATCCGGCGATCGTGTATTCCCCTCAATCACCACGTCGACCGGGTCGCTGCTGGACAAACTGGCGGCTGCGCTTGGCCTCTCTGCAGCGCTCGACTTTGTGCGCAAAGTGATTGGCGGGGTCACTGCGTTGATCAACGCGGTCGAGGGCGTCATCAAGTTCGGCAAGGCAATTGTTGGGATGGTGGTCGGAGTAATCGCTGACTTTAAAGTGTTGGTAGGACGCATCACCCGCGACGTGCGCAGCATTACAAGCCTGGCCAGCCTGTTGACCGGTGATTTTGGGCGATATGCCAATGGCAACGTCAGCAGCGCGCTCATCACGAGTAAAAAAGCCAAAAACAGCAGTGCGACCATGGCAGACCTGATTGCCAAGAACACGGCCAATCGCGCCGCTGTGGATGCGGCAATGGATACGCTTGTTGATGCTGCTGCGAGCTTGGACGCAAGCAGTGGGCAGCAATTCACCGACGCAGTACAGGGTGTGATGGATGCTCTCGTGGCCAGCATCGCAGACCCAGGTAGTGCAATTGAGCTGCTCGGTTCACTCGCTCGTTTCGTACCGACACCCGTGTCTGGCAGTGGTGCTATCGGCGCGGCTCGTGAGGTTGCTCAGGACGCGACTAGCGCTCTATTACGACGGTCGGCCTTGGCTTCAATCGGCAACGTTGTGGCGACCTATGTGCCAACCTCCTACGACGAGGCCATGGCTACCATGGCAACGGTAACCGGGTTTATCGATGAGGAGTTGTTGGTCGCCGGCGACAATGGTGACGACGAAAGCTATGGCGCTCTGGTTGATTTGCGCCAGGCCGTGGTCAAGGCCCTGACCACCACCGGAGCCACATTGCCCACCTTGGAGACTTTCGCCTTTCGCGCCCCTATGTCGGCGCTTGCCATGGCTAACAGGCTTTACCGCGATACGAATCGAACCGATGAGTTGATCCAACAGGCAAACCCCATCCATCCGGCGTTTATGCCAACTACGGTCAAAGCCTTGGCCCGGTAAGTCGCTTTCCTTATTCGCACTCATTGAGGCTATTCATGCAAGAAGACGACCTGACCATTACGTCGGGCGGCTTTGATATCACCGGCTGGACGAATGTCCGAGTCACGCGGGGTATTGAGCGGCTGCCCAGTGACTTCAGTATTGGTATGACCGAGCTTTACCCGGGTGAGCTGGACCGTCTCGAACTGCCCCCAGGGGCCGCTTGCCAGGTTCGGCTCGGCCAAGACCCAGTGGTTACCGGATATGTGGATCACTACATGCCGAGCATCAGCGCTGGTGATCACTCGATTCAGGTCAGTGGCCGCTCTAAGTGCTCAGACTTGATCGACTGCGCCGCTGAGTGGCCCGGCGGCCAACTCAGCAACCAGACCGTGCTGGGAATTGCACGGCGGCTTGCGGCGGTTTACGGGCCATCCATCAACGGTGTCGCCGAAGGCATATCAGTTGCTACAGACGTGAGTGATTTGCCGGTTTTGCCCCAGGCCAACCTGATGCTGGGTGAGTCGGCGTTCGACATCATCGACAGGATGGCGCGATTTTCCGCCGTACTCGCTTATGACCTGGCTGACGGGAGTCTCTTCCTGGGCAGGGCCGGAACACGCCGCGCGGCAAGTGGCTTTGTTGGGGGTGTCAACGTTCAGCAAGCCTACATCGACTTTTCGGCCGATCAGATCTATTCCGACTACAACGCCTATATCCAGTCTGTGGACACGTTTACTGATCTCGGGCAGGGCGGAAACCAGATCTACACGGTGAAGGACCTTAACTGTAAGCGGCACCGGGCGCTGGTGATCATCTCCGAGGGGGGCGGACTGGGTAATGACGTCGCTATCAAGCGCGCGGAGTGGGAGGCGGCCAGGCGTTTTGGGCGCTCCCGGGTAATACGTCTGACCGCTGATAGCTGGCGAGACTCAGCCGGCGCCCTATGGGAGCCAAACACTCTAGTCCCGGTGCATTTGCCGAGATTGAAGTTCTCGGCCGAAAGCATGCTGATCAGTGAAGTGACCTTCTTGAAGAACAGCTACTCAGGAACAACCGCAGAGATCACGCTTATGGCGCCTGAGGCGTTCCTGCCGCAACCCATCAACCTCACGCCGCTTTATGGTGAGCTTTTGCAAGGTGGTTTCTGATGATGCCCCCGACGAATCAATCCGGTGATTCCGCTGGTGTTCTCCAGCGCATGATGCGCCGGATTCAACTTGCAACCGGCTGGGGCCGGGTGACGTTCAGCGACGACAGCAAGACTGCTCAGCTACTGCAGGTGAAGCTCAACGATTCCGAGACCCGGGATGGTACACCGCGTATTGCAGAGTTTGGCTTCACGTCTCGGCCGCCGACGGGCTCGGATGTCTTGGTCGTGTTTTTGTCCGGCGACCGTTCCAAGGGAGTGGTGGTTGCCACTGCGCACCAGGCAAGCCGGCCAACCAATCTGCTGGAGGGGGAATCCATGGTCTACGACCTCTGGGGGAAGTCGATCTACCTGACCGAGACCGGCGGAATCATAGTTGAGGCAGGCGCTGCGCCTGTCACCGTCAACAACGCTACCACCGTCACAATCAATGCTGCCGAGGCAGTTCAGATGAACACACCCGTTCTACGTGTCAGCGGCGATATCGAAGCGGGTGGCAACGTCAAAGACAAGATCCGCACCATGGCTGCCGATCGGACGCTGTTCAATCAGCACACCAACGGTACCGGCACCACAATACCGAGCCCTCAACAATGAGCGATATCACCACAACCTGGATCGTAGAGATCGGCACGGGTGATTGGTCAATCATGGGTGGCGCCTTGGCGAGCGGTAATGACCTGGCCAGCGCTGTATTGATCAGCCTATTCACTGACCGGATTGCGGACGATTCAGACATCCCGCCCGACGGCAGTAATGATCGGCGCGGATGGTGGGGCGATGCAGATGAGGATATTCCCATAGGCTCCCGCCTCTGGCTTCTGGACCGGTCCCGGCTTACGCAGGACGTTGCCAACACCACCAAGATTTACATGGATGAGGCGTTGCAGTGGCTCATCGACGACCAAGTAGCGATCAGCGTGAAGGTCGTGACAGCTATTGCCGGCGGGCCCCGACTAAATTCCATCGTCACCGTGACCCACCGTGACGGAACCGTCACCCCGCTCAATTTCAACTGGGTTTGGAATCAGACCTCGTAGCCGCAACAGCCTGCCTTGAGCAGGCTTTCTTTTTTCGGAGCACAGATCCTCATGCCATATACGAGACCCACGCTCTCGGACCTGCGCGCGCACGTTGCAGCGGATATCACCTCCGGTTTACCGACTGCCGACGGGCTCCTAAGATTTTCGAACCTGCAAATTACTGGCAAGGCTGTCGCTGGACTGGCCCACCTTAACTATGGGTACCTTGATTGGATCGCCAAGCAAGGGGTGCCCTACACGGCCTCGGGCGAGTACCTCGAGGCCTGGGCGGCACTGAAGAAGGTTTATCGAAAGACTGCAACCAAGGCTGCGGGCGTCGCTTCGTTCCGGGGCGTCCCCGGTAGAATTATCGACGCAGGTACCCAGGTTATTCGAGGTGATTCGGCTGCCTTTCCGTCTCTAGTGACCGCCACGGTAGCGGCGGACGGTACCGTAGCCTTGCAGGTCGTGGCTGATCTGGCGGGGGAGGCCGGCAATACTCCCGTGGGCAGCCTGATGACACTTGGCACGGCCATAGACGGCGTTCAATCAGCAGGTGCTGTAACCACTGCGATTACAGGGGGGGCTGATCAGGAGGGCGAGGAGTCGTTGTTCTCTCGGATGCTCGACGCATACCAGAACACGCCAAACGGCGGCTCTCGGGGCGATTATCCTTCGTGGGCAAAAGAGGTCTCTGGCGTCACTCGCGCATGGTGTGTGCCTAACGGTTTCGGAACCGGGACAGTCGTGGTTTACACCATGCTAGACGATGCAAATGCTGATCACGGCGGTTTCCCCCAGGGCACTGACGGGGTTTCCACAAGGGACAATCGGTCCACCTCCGGAAACCTCGCCACCGGTGACCAACTGATCGTGGCCAACAGCATTTTCGACGAACAGCCGGTGACGGCGATGGTGTACAGCTGCGCTCCGATTGCGAACCCTATCAATTTCACAATAACCGGATTGTCTGCCGCGTCGACGACTACTCGCGCCGCTGTTGCAGCTGCAATCACTGAGGTTTTCTTTGAGCAGGGTGCGCCGCTGTCTGACGGGTCGTTCGTTGGTCTGTCCGACATCGATTCCGCGATAGCTGCGATCTCGGCAACGAAGGGATTCGTCATCACATCGCCAGCAGCCAACATTGCCAACTTGGTTGGCCGTTTGCCCACGCTAGGCACCATTAACTACGGCTGATTGCCATGTCAAAACCATCATTCACCGACGGCGACTTTACGTCCGCGTTGCTTGGCTTATTACCCCGCGGGCGCGTTTGGCCAAAAGACCTTAGCAGTGTGCAGGCGCAGGCCATCTCCTGCTTTGCACCGACGTTCACGCGAATAAGCGATTCGGCGCTGAATTTGCTCGAGGACATGTTTCCCGCGAGCACCATCAACTTCCTACCGGAGTGGGAGGACACGCTTGGGCTGCCCGATCCATGTGCGGGCGTATCGCCGACATTTCAGGGGCGCCGTAACCAGGTAGTTGCGCGATTTTCCAATAGCGGTGGCCAATCGGTTCAGTTCTTCCAGTCATTCGCTCAGGGACTTGGGTACACCGTGACCGTTACTCAATACGCCCCGTTTCGCTGTGGGCAAAGCGTCTGCGGGCAACAACTGGGCGGCGCGGACTGGTTCTTCGCCTGGGCCATCAACAGCGAGCTCAACACAATCAACCACTTTCGCGTCGGCCAGTCCGCTGCGGGGGAGCCGCTGTCTTCATGGAGCAACACGGTACTTGAGTGCGAACTCTCTCAGGCCAAGCCCGCCCACACTGTTTTGCAATTTCATTATTCGTGAGGTCATAGATGTTTCAGATCGATAACTCAACGGCCGTAGCGGCTATCCCAGCTCCTACGCCGGCTGGCTCGGCGGGCTACTTCACCGATGGCAACCCAGCCACCGGCGTTTCGGCGACGATCCTTCCCGCCGAATTTATGAATATGCTCATGATGGAGAATCTCAATGTTTTGTCCGCTGGCGGGATGGCTCCGGTAAAAGGGCAATACAACCAACTGGCTCTGGCGATTAACAAAATCGTCCAAGCTGCTGCCCAGCGCGGCAACACCACCTATGCGCTGGATACTGGCGTTGCGAACATCTATGTTTGCGCGTTCTCTCCCGCGATAGTTACCCGTTTCGAAGGCCAGATCCTGCGCTTCAAGGTAAAAACCACGAACACAGG